CGGTCGCGCGGCGCCCCCCCCCCCCCCCCCCCCCCCCCCCCACAAGGGGGTGGGCCGTCACTTGGAACGCCTTGCGTGCCGTATCTAAGTAATACGGTAGCCCCGTTTGATTGTCTAATTGCTTAATCAGCCGCTGATATTGTGCGGTAATATCCTCTGACCACTCGGATGTTGGCTCCAGCACTGGGTGATTGCGATACGTCGGCAGGTGTGCGATGTCATCGGCGTACGGGTTATGCCCGTGGATTTGCAAGCGCACTTGTGCCGTAGAGACACCGTCGCTTAAGTGCGTTACCTGCGGCATATCGGTTAAGACTGCCGCGCGCAGTGGATAAACCTGTGTCAAAGTGCGGTCAAAATTGCCGACGATTGCGCGTTTGACGGTCATTTTGTCAGCTTGCACATCAGTCAGCTCAACCATTTCGCGGGTGTTGCCGCTGACCAGTAACGCCCGCCCACCGGCAAAGAAATCATAACCACTGGTCTTAAGCGGTAAATCCAACGCTCCCGCCTTAACATCAGCGCTCAAGTAAGCACAATCGGTAAATACCGGCATTGACCAAACCCGTGAGCCGTAGGCGTAGAGGGCTGCCTCAAAGCGCTGGCGCTCGACATCAGTCATGGTGACCTTAAACTCAAACGTGCGGCGCGGCGTTAAGCGCTGCGCAATACGTTGCTCCGCACCGGTGATAGATTGATGTACGCGGGTTAAAAACTCGAGGTTTTCGGTGATGTCATCCGTCCAATCCGGTGCAAACGCCCAATCCGTCGAGCGCGACCCGGTGATTTTGAGCGTGACCGGATTTTTGCCCAAAAACTTAAATGTGACCGTGCAATCAATCACAGCCGGACCGGTCATGCTGACGGTCACTTGCCATTTTTTGAGCGCCAACCCGTTAAATGAGGCTGGCGGTGTCGGACCGCTTAATGTAATGCCTTCGCCGCCGTCAACCGTGACCGATAACAGTTTGACCGTCTCGCGATTGGCGTTCCAAATTTGCACGGCAAAATTTTGTTCGGTGCTGATAGAGCCGAGATTGACCAAGTGCGGGATAACGATAATGCGCTTATATAAGTCGGTGTAGTAGTTTGGGATAATATACGCACGGGTGGCTTGCGATAAATCCAACCCCTTGCCTTGCGTAAGATTGCCCGTGGTCAACTTACGCGGCTCCTGCAGAATACGATTATCCGCTCCGCGATAGGTAATTAAGCGGTCTAAGTAGCCGGTATCTTTGAGCTTAGCGCTCTGTCCGGTTGTGACCTTATATGCAGTAATATCAGCCATAATGTCTACTCAATAATGCGATACGCCACGCCCTGGAGGCCGGAGTTATTTTTACCCTCCTCGATATAATTAGCATTACGACCATCATATTGCGCACTCGGGATAATCATCCATTTATCGCCGTTAATCGACAAAATTTGCCGCGGCATAACATCGCGCATGGTACACTCGTATCGGTCCGGCAAAATACCAAGCCGACGGAATATCCCGTCAATACCGTGCGCAATTAAACTATGCGGGCAGGGGATAAGCGCTTGCCCGAATTTTGATTGGCTATACACAACCAATAAATTATCAGGATGATATGTGCGGTCTTCATAATACATCGACGCTCGCCCAAGAGAGAGTAGATATTTGCCTTTTTCGGCGTCAGATACCTCACGAAAATCATTAATACCGGTCGGCGCAAAATACCACGGCGTCTTTGTGTCGCCGCTAATACCGTCAGCACGTACCACGGCTTGATTACCGGCTGCGCCGTTGCTAAATCCGTAAGCATGGTCGGAATTTTGATAATGCCCATAATTATCGGTGATAAATGTGCCGTAAGTGTATTGCCCGCCAACATACTCGCCCTCTTTATCCAGTGTCCCAACGCCAAAGTGACGAAATTTTTCTGCGCTAATTTGCACCACAACGTGTAGATAGCGTTCTGCGCCAAAAAAGTCATAAGAGACGTAATTGCCCAAATGTAGTTGAGTCGTTGCCGTCTCAATTTTGCGGTAAGCGCGACTTGCATCCGCATTGGTACCTGGCTGTGCATCTGCGCTTTTATCTTTGTCAAATCCGGTATTTACATAGGTGTAAAATTTATTGTCTCTGTATAACATCATCGACCAGTAACCGTCTGTGTTGTGCAAATACAGCTCTTTGTCAGTCAATTTATCTACTACCCAACCCAAATCTTTGGCAAAATCAGCTAATTTAGTTAGTAACTCGGTGATGTTGTTTGCGCTGCCGGTTTGGTATGCCATTGTTATACTCCCGTCTCAATCACAAAATAATCGGTAGTCGTTACGCGAAAACCGCTGTTAAATACAATGCCGTGGCGATTATCGGCAAGCGTCACTTTATCGCCAGCCGCGCGGTGGACGCCCGGTATCCAATACACACCATCCATTACTCCCCATCTATTAGCGCCTTGAGAAGAATTATTGGAACTAAAAAACTCAACAGGATAAAGCGGATGCTCACCACCCGGTGCCGCCCCCATAGTTTGGAGGATATAGGGTTGTTGGTATGATGAGTAAAATCTAAAATTAGCGATCGGATACAAATACTGATTGCCGGAGTCAGGCTTTAATCGCTTGTAATCTTTACCGTAAAAATCACGCCAAGTTTGGTCGGGTGTAATCAACCAACAATTACCGTACAACGGATTAACAATCGAAGAATGCTTTTCGTTATTTTCCGAGTAACGCACCCGGATATCGCGGTTATTTTCATCCACGATCGGAGAAGAACCGGCTACACAAAGCGGATATGGGTATTCGGTCGGTGGCACAGTGGGCAGAATAAAACCCAGGTAAGCACTAGAGCAAATTTGGGAAATGCGCGTCACAATCTTGCAACAGCGTCCATCCGCCACAAAGTGGTACTCAATCGGGCGGTTATCGGCAAAAACTGCCACTCCCTGCGACGGATTAATCAAACCTTTGCTAATATCAGTTGACGTCACAAAATGCTCGTTAAAAAACGTACCACCCCAAAAGTTGAGGTTATAAGTATCATCTGCAATTAAATTTGTGGTTGACGCACAAATATAAATATCTTGCTCAATGCCCGTGCCGGTGGATTTCCATGCAATCTGGCGGATTGCTTTTTGTGTGGTTGTTGCGGGGATGGTGCGGTCAACCAACACCGTCCACGCCTGCCCGTTGGCGACCAAGGTCGGATCGGTAGTCAAAAATTTATTTAATTTGTCCAACAAATCACGCTCGTGCTGCGCTGTGCCGGTTTGATATGCCATACCTATACTCCTAAATCCTGTTTAATCGTTTGTTTGTTGGCGCGGATGAGCGTCATCACTGCGCGACTGCCCGCCGTCGTGTTGATACCGGCTGTAAATAACTCTGCACTATCAACAGCAAGCGTCTGCTGGATTGATACCGGCGGGGCGCTCACATTGATACCGGCTTGACCGTTGCGTAGCTTGTCACTTAAGCCCGGCTCACGGTAACTTGGCACCGGTGGCTGGGAGACCAGCCCGCCGGTGGAAAACTTGCGTAATTGTCCACGGTTGAGTGCGTGCAAAAAGCCTACGCCGTAGTGCGATACCATTGCCGCCCGCACCACATACTCGCCGTTTGACAGGCGTGCCGGGATAGAGTCCGACGTCCCCGTACCCGGTCCGCTGATATAACCGCCGGTAGCCGCGGTTACTGCACCGCTTGCCGCACCTGCTGCCGCGCCAAACCAGCCGCTAATCGCGCTGCTGGCTTGCATGGCAAGTTGTTGCGCGGCAATCTGCGCCATTGAGTTTACAATCGTCGTCGCTAAGTTTTTGATGGCGTCTTTGAGCGTCATGGTGCCGTTGGCAAGACCGACGAGCGATGTTTGGATACCTTGGGTAAGGCCGTCCTTAAACGCTTTCTCTAAGTCATTACCGGCATTTTTTAACTCGCCGATTTTGATTTTCATTTGGTCAAGCATAGCGCGCGCCTGCTCGCCTTGTGCGCCGGGCATTTGCGCCAGCTTTTCCAGTAGCGGGATTTGCTTTTCAATTTCTGCGACCGTCTGCGCATACACCTCTTTGAGCTGACGTTGTCCCTCTAAGTGCGTAATTAAGCCGGTTTGCACCTGCGCCTGGATACGTTGCTCCTGCGCGGATTGATTGCTAAATAGTTTGTTAATCTCGGCTTGGATGCCGTCAACCTGCACCTTGGCTTCTTCGAGCGGCAGGATTTTTTTGATTAAGTTAATGCCGTCCACATTGGAGTGCTTGGTAAACTCGGCAAGCAGTTGGTTATATCTGCCTTGGATATCGGTTAAATTAGCCTTGACCGCCTGTCCGGTAAGACGCAGATATTGGATATTAAGCTGCTGATTTTTGCTTGCCGCGTCGTATTCTTTTGCTTTTGCCGTCCGTCCTGTTTTGGCGGTTTTGCCTTTCTTCTCGCCGGCTTGGATTTGGTCGGCAAGGGCGTCCGCCTCGGCGAGCTTATCGCCGGTTAAGCCTTTTTTGCGGTTATCGTGCTTGATTTTTTGGGCGGTGGTCATATTTTGCGTAGCTTGCCGCTCGCGCAGGTTGTCCAAATACTTGTCGTTATCTTTGTCCTGTTTGATTTGCTCCAACTCTTTTTGCAAGCCGATCACGGTCTCAAGCTTGGCGATAAACGGATCTAAAAACGAGCCGGCGTTACCCGCCTTTTTCGCCGCGTCAATCGCGCGGTCTCTAAATTGCTCCAATCGCTCGATAGCGGTTAAGCTTGCGTTACTGATGTCAGTGCGCAGCTTAGTCTCAAGTTTGCCCAGCTCGTCTTGCATAGCGACCAGCTCGGCTTGATTTTTGTTGATTTCTTTGCGCAACAACTCCTGCGCTTCGGCGACATCCGGACCGCCGATGGCTTTGAGTTTGTCGGCAAGCTCGCCACCCGACTCAATCGCTGCGTCAAAAGCGCGACGATATTGCTCGGCAATATCTTGCGAGAGTTCGCCACTTGTCTCCGTTAAGCGTTTGAGATTGTTTTCGAGGTCGGCGATTTTGGCATTGACCTCGTCTAACTCTTTGCCTTGTCCCCAAATGTCCGTATCGGATGCCAACAAAATACCCTCAAGCAATTTTTTGCGCTCGCGGAGTTTATCCAGCGCGGCAATCGCCTCCTCAATCGCTTTAGTGTTGTTATCCGCTTGTATTAACCGGTCATCAAACCCGCCAAACTCGCCAAGATTGCGGCGCGCCTCAAGTAGCGCCTCGGTTTTAGCAATGTTCTCCTCGATACTTTTGGCAGATTGTTGGTATGCTTGCTCTAATTGCTCTTCCTGGTCTTTGATGTGCTGATAGGCGGCAACCAAGCCGAGCAATGCCGTAATCGCCAGCCCCACCGGTCCGCCGGTAAGCGCCAGCAATCCGCTACCAATCCCTTTACCCAGGCTTGCACCACGTCCCACCTCGGCGATCTTTAATACTTCGTTTGCGGCGGCAAGGCGTGCTGTGGCTGCAGCTTCCGCCTCGGTGTTGCGCGCCATGACTAACGCGGCTTGCGCCGCTTTAGCCTCGATTGTCGCCCGCGCGGTTAAAGTGCGGTTAAACCACAGCGTCATGGCGGTTAGCTTGCCCATAGCGACCAGTTTTGCGCCGTATGCACTAACTAAGCGCACACCGATTGCCGCGGCAACAATTAACGCCGCACCGGCAAGTAAATTGAAATTGCTCGCAAGCATGGAAATACCGGACGACACAATACTTGATGCCGACAAAGTGTTATCGGTTGCGCCGATAAATTGCATCCATGCGTTGGATAACTCGTTGATTGAGCGCCCGATAGTCTTCGGCATTTGACTATATTGTTTTTCGATCTCCTCAGACGATGCCGCCACCGCCTGCATGATAACTTCGGCGGTTAATTGCCCTTGCTCCGCCATTTTGCGCAGTTCGGCGCGGGTTTTGCCGAGGTGCTTTTGCAGCACCTCAAGGATAATCGGGGCTTGTTCGGCGACCGAGTTAAACTCGTCGCCGCGCAACGCACCGGCGGCAAGCCCTTGCGCTAATTGCACAATCGCCGCTTGCGCCTCTTGTGCGCCCGCGCCGGATACCACCAAGGCTTGCTGAACGGTCTTGGTAAAGTTAAGGATTTTTGCGGGGTCGGCAGTGTCGCCCAGACTGCGATACACGCGGGTGTACAGCTCGGCGGTGGCGCCGAATAGCTGTCCGGTGTCGTTGGCGACCTGCATTAACTGTTTAAAGGTTTGCGACGCCTCGTCGTTGGATTTGGAGACGAGGCGAATGCGTGATTGATAGCTGTTGTACTCGTCGGCAACATTGGCAAGACCGGCAAGTCCGCCGGCAAATAGCTTACCAAACAGTGCCGCGCCGCCGATTTTTTGCAGACGGTCTAACTGCTTGCTAATAGATTCCACGCCCGCGCGGGTTTTGCCGAGTTTTGAGGTGGCTTTGTCTGCGCTATTGCCGAGGTTATCCAACCCCTGCGCGCCGGCATTGGCGGAGCGGTTAATTTGCTGGCTGGCGCGACCGGTACGTTGCAATTCGCCCTCAAGTGATTTAATATCCGCAAGAGTAGCGCCGAGGTCGGCTTTGATTTTGAGCGCAAGAGTTAAATTTTTATCTGCCATATCCGGAGGTCCAAATGCATAAATCTGATGTTAGCCCGTTAGTGTGGGTGTTTGCGTTGCTGCCGTACGAAATTGGTTTGTTGTTTGTGTTGTTTAGCGATACCACGCTTTGGCAGGCGGTACTCGGCGGTTCGTTATTTTATGTTTTGGTCGCCGTCATTGCCTTGCCGTTTCGTTATCCGTTGGTACGCACCATCGCTATCGTTATTGGCGTTTTAAACGCCCTTTAAAATCCTTTTAAAAATTGACCGCACTTTATGCGGTCAACTCGTCTATATAGTCCTGCGTGTCCTTGCCGCCATTAACCCCATAACTCACGTCAATCGTGCGACTTGCGCGCTCTCTTCGCTCACGGGCTTGGGCATTGGCATAAAACAACAGTAACTGGCGGGCAGTGTAATGCCCGATATCTACAAAGCGATGACCGTTGGCAATCAAGTATTCGATGACTTCGCCCCAATCAACGTCTCGGCTTGTTGTTTCGCTAGACGCTCCAGTATCGGCTGCATCGCTTTGCGGGTAAAAAAATCGCTATTTACCGTCCACCACGTTAATAACACCGCATCGGCGTCCTCGCCAGTCAGCTCATTAACAAACTCCACCGGCTTGTTAATCGATAGCGCGACCATATCCAGCACGTCTTGATAATGCGCACTGATACATGCCATCAAAGGCTCAAGCCCAAATTCCGCCTCATCTTTTGAGAGCGTGGTGCGTAAGCTGCTTACAAACGGCATAAATAGGGCGTTATGCTGTAATTGTTGTAACAATGTATATTCTTTGATTTCGACTTCTTCACCGTTAAGTTGTAGTTTTTGTGCGGGGAAGAGGATGGTTAATTTATCGACGGTTTGTTTGTTGATATTATTTGACATAATGGAAATCCTTAAAAAGCCCCTCCGTACCTCATGCCGTGTAACAGAGGGGAAACCTTAGCTACTATTTGTTAATTTTGATTACACGTCCAAAACGACCCAATAATTTATCGTTCGGCTTAGTAGTATCCGCTAATACTTTCGCCTTAGCATTCAACGCATCAAGTGAGTTTTCATTGTTGATAAGCGACAATGATTCAGCCGGGTTGAAACTTACCTTATATAACTCAACCAATGTCCATTCGTTATCTTCCGCAAGGTTCAAACCTTCAAAGCGTAAAAATAGATCTTTTGAGTTTTCGGTTAATAGCGCCACATTTTGCACATCACCATAGCTATATGCTACGGCCTTGGTGTTACCAGTTTGCTCTTTCAAAAACTCAATAGCACCAAAGATTTCATCGACGATAAAATCCGTACCTACAGTTAAATCTTCAATAGTCACATTACTGACTTTCGGATGAGCAAGTGCTATGCGATCACCTACTGCGATTTCCGCCGGCAGTTTTTCTTCCGTCACGGAGCCAGCTTCAATTTTGGTTGCCTGACCGAGCAATAAGAGGGATAAATTTTCGGCTGAAAATTCGTGGAATTTCGCCGAAACCTCACCCGACTTACCGGTCACAATCTTTTTCACTTCTTGTTTCGCACCAGAATAAGATTCTTTATGTGTCAGGTCTTCAACAGAAAGTGAAATAGTTAATTCTGAGACATCACCTACCCAACGTTGCGGACCAACTTCGCCGCTTGGCAGACGCTTAGCAAGGAATACTTTACCTTGGCTATAACTATAAGTTTCAGTATGCATTTATTTATCTCCTTCAGGATTGTTAGTGTTATCTGAAGGCGTATTGTCTTCAGTGATTGCCGCTACGGTTGCAGATGTAGCATTCTTTTCGGTTTTATTCGCCGATTTGGTCGCTGTTTTAACAGCTACACCAATTTGATACCGCACTAAGAAGATTGCATCAGCATCAGAAACCAGCAATTCGTCACCCGGCGAATAACTGACGCCGGCGTGAATGTGCGGTCGAATTAATTTGATTTTTTTCATCGCGTTTGTCCTATGATGATTTTGGTTTGATAGGTTTCCATCCAGGCAAGATAAGAGTTGCTGTAGTCCAGCACGTCGCCGCGGACAAAAAACGTTTCTTTTGCTCCCAGCACCGGCGGACGCCAGCCCATTAATTGCGCACGAATCTGACCTATCACCGGATTACTGATTGCCAGTTGCGGATCGGTTGAGTCGTACTGATACGACTGCACAATTACGATGACCGAGAAACTGACCGTTACCATTTGACGGACGGCGATGTCATTTTGATGACCGATTTCGCTATTTGGTACCACAAACACTGCCGGCGTAACTAAGCCCGCCATGCCTAAGTCGGCAATCGAGCGATATTCGGCGGTTGAACCGAGCATATGGATATACTCCGGTTTTAGCGGTGCAAGCCGGTCAATGACATGCTTTAAATCAAACGGTCCGTAATGCATTAGTAATCCTTCAAGGTTTCTTGGGTGAAGATACGGTCCGGGTTGGTAAATTTCGGGCGACCGGCGGACTGTGCCAACGTATCTTCAAGCCCGAGCGAGAATTTACCTTCCGCCACTAACTGCAACATTTTCAGTGCGTCACGATAATCGCGTACAATTGGATTATCCGCTTCTTTTGCCGGCAAATGCTGATGCAGGTAATAGCGGACGATACTGCGCGCCCAAGTCGCCAAAATGCGCGGCGTATTGGTAAACGGCAGTTTATAACCGCGTTGACGCAGATAACCGTCGATAAGTGCGGTTGTATCGGCAATAACTTCATTAATTCGGTCGATACTTTTACGCGCTTTTTCGACGTCTGCCGGCGAAAACCCGGCTGTATCGTCACCGGTGATAACCGCACTTAACACTTGCCAGTTCACTGGCGGTTGTCCCACCTGTGCCGTGACTTGTGCCAGTTCAATTACGCCCGGTTTTTCGCAAAGTTGTTGCAGACTGATGTACATGGCACACCTATGCGATAACGTTCTCGAGGAAGAAACCAAGGTCCGGTGCCGTAATTAACTCTTTCACGGATTCGCCGACGCGCACGTTATAGCCACCGCGCATACCCATATTTTCGTCAAAGATATCGCGTACTTCGCGAGTACCGAACTGTGCGGTTAAACCGAATGTTATACCGCCGTTCACATCCGCCAGACGGTCACGGTAAATTAAGGCACAGTGGTTACCCCAAGCACGATTAAGTACGGCTTTCTTGGCTTGATTTACGGTGTTAATTAATGCCTGACCAACATAGATTTTTTCCAACTCAAACATTTCTTCTAAAAATGCGAGTGGCACTAAACCGCTATCACCCAAATTACCGTTATAGGCTTTTAGAATGGTTTTGTTAGTACGCAAGGCAGTTGCCGCTTTTTGTCCTAACACCATAATGTTCGGACGCATTACCGGCGCATCTAATGCCGCCAATAAGTGTTCAATCGGTTTACTGTCATCATGAGACCATTGCTCATTACCGGTAAGTGTTTTGGTTAACCCGCTGGTATAGGATTTCTTGTTGAAAACAAGGTTTGCCGTACGCACTTCGCGTCCCAATTCAATTAAATTGATGGTTTGCTCGGTAGCGCGACCTTTCGGATCGTAATTCGCCGGTGCATTTTTAATATCGGCTAACGGTACCGGCGCATCTAACGCATAGTCTTCGGTAGATGAGGTTAATTGGGTGGCACCGAATTCCACTTGATTCGGACGTGACGCACGACCGACAAGCGAGTTCGGTACGGTAAACGATTCGCCCAAATCATATTTAAGGTATTTAAATTCTTGTTTTCCTACACTGGTGCGCGGCAGCACATCATCAGCAATCATTTGACGATTGCGATATGCAATGGCAATCGCCGTTAAGACCGGGTCGACCGGGAAATTTGCTTTACTCATTGGATTTATCCTTTTTTCAAAATAGGTAATTCAGTTTCATTTTGAGCGTAGTTGATTACGCCACAAAAATACCCGGCGCGATGATAAGTGAGCCGATGTCATCTTCTGCGCCGTCTTCTTCGGCGATGCCGATATACATTTGTTTATCGGTGGCTTTTACCGCGCGACCTTTCGCGTCTGCGGTTAAGTAGTCGCCGCGTTTAACGTCTGCGCCATAAACGATCGGGGTCAAACCACCGCGCACAACATCCACATGTTCGTCAGGCTCTTTAGGTACGCGAGTAGATACGCCGATTAACTTATCGGTGGCGGCAGTCGCTTGTTTTGCCGTTTGTTTTTCTTCACCGTGACAAACGATGTGATAGCCTTCGATTTTGCCTTCTGTCAGATAAGCGGCAATTAATTGTTGGATTTGGCTCATTTCTTCGCTCCTTTCATAATGTGGTTAACTGCATCAGTCATCGTAATGCTGATACCCTTTTGTATCTGCTCGGCATGGTATTGCGCCGCAGCCTGAGCAATCGATGCACCGTCGGCAAAATCAACCGCACTTTGGTCACCGTCGTCGCCACCTGATTTTTCACTAAAATCAACCGGCTTTTGCTCGATGATTTCTTTAATCACGTCCACTGCGGATTTCGAGACGGTTTGCGAACCGTCGGAGAACGATACCGGTTGTTGACTGCTCATAACCAGCACCTCAATCAAAGCGGCTTTCTGAGCAGGTAATACTTTGCCGTCTTTCACCATCGCTTCGGCGAAATCTGTGGCTTTTTGCTGCACTTGAGCTTTTTCAGCTTGTGCTTGCGCCTGTTCTTTTTCTTTCAGCTTGTTCTCACGTTCGGCGAGTGCAGCTTCACGTGCAGCAAAATCCGCTTCACGGTTTTCATCCGGTTTTGCCGGATTATTTGGTTTATCCATGGGTTTCTCCTCGGGATTGGTTGGGTTAGATGGATTGGTGTTGTCTTCGTCAAAAGCAAAATCGACAAAGGCATCTTCGCCACCGGTATTTTCGGCAAAATTCACATCACCCAACCCTTTTACTGCGGGTGGGGTGGCTCCGAGAAAACCGATGTGGCGCAAATAATGGTGACCGGGTTTCGGGTTGCCCGGCGAATTGGGTAAAAAGATAGAGGCACTGCGTTTTTTATAGCGTCCTTCGTTGACTGCTTCGGCAAATGACGCATCCACTTGCCCGACATAGGCATACAGCGAGCCGTCTTCCACTGCGACTTGTTTAACCCAGCCGTATGCTGGTGCGGTTAATGTCGGGTGACCGATAACAATGGGTGCTTCAGAGAGTGCAACGTCATAACTCTCTGCAATGTCGTTAAGCTGTGCTGCACTAAAACTGATAACACGACCGTCCATTGCGGTATGGTTGCCCAGTTTCATGATTTCCATTTTGGCGAGTTTCATTTTTTGCCCCTGTGATACATAACGGGGCTAGTATGCCAAACTGAGACAGGCGGGTAATTTGGACGCGGCTAGAATGTTTTTGATTGGGAAATTTGAGAAGTGCGGTAAAACTGAGTTGAGTTTACCGCGTTTAAGGCGTTTATAAACGTTTATAAACACCCTAAAAGAGAATTAAGCAATAACTTATCGAATTTCACATTAAAACGATATACGGCGCATTTTACGCGTTAAACGCTTTTTCTAGATGATTACGGGCAATTTCGATGAGTCTCTGTTCATCGTTTGATGATAAACCAAGCCACGGACGCGCCGGGATAGTAACGCGTTTAAGCGGACGACCAAACACGTTTAACGCTTTACCGGTTTTCGGTGTGATGGTCCCGCCGAATTGATGTATCGCCGCATACGGACGGTCGGAACCGAATACGACGCTATCGTTTGTAGCTTGGCAGCGCAGTGTACCACGCAAATGTCCGTCTAACGTCAAGATTTTATCGGCATTGCGTTTTTTGCTTTGCTGGTACCAGGTGCTTAACGGCTGCCACGGCGTCCCGTCCGGCGCTTGCTGTTGGGCAAAGCGGATGTGATGTATTTCCAGCAAGGTTTCGCCGATTTCGCCAAACAGTGCTTTGGGATTGCTGAGCGTTTGCACGGTTTGGTTAAGGATGTTGCTTAGCTGTTCTACATTGATCTCGACCTTGACGGCGCTCATATTATCTCCTATGATTAAACCAACTTGTATCGGGTGGGCAGTCCCCGCCAGGACCTCCAATCCCACACCCGGCAATACTCACTTGTGGCGGCGAGTGAGTTTTTTATTCTTCGTCACGGTAATACAACATAATCCCGGTGCGCACCTGCTCTAAGTAGTCGGCTTTATCCGGGGCAAAAATTGTGGTGCCTTCCCAACCGTCCTTGCCTACATCAAAAACCGCCAGTGCCGGCACGTCATTCGCACCGCTGTCTAACTTAAAGCGGGCAATATAACGGCGGCGCACAACCAATAAACTCAGATGATGGTGATGTTCGGCGCGCACCCAGATTTCATCCGGTTCTTTCAGCGCCTGTGCCAAAATTTTCAGATAGACTTCGCGCCCGCGCTTTTTGACTTTTGAATGACCGCTACGCGAAGTAAATAGGGCATGACTGATAACCAATGGTTCGCCGAGTACGTCACGAAAGACCACTGGTTTTTCCGGGGTTGCGCCGAATTCGGACAAAAACTCCCGCACATAGTAATCATCACTTTGCCCTGTTGGCAGTATCAGTTTATGTGATACGGTACGCGGGTCCGGCATTGGGATTGGCGTGTCGCTACGGTGCGGATAGTAATCCGCTTTACGTGGCTGCCCGTTACTCTCTAACGGCGGTAATGTCTGTGTGCTTAATCGTGACGCGCCGGGAATATGCTCAAACCCCGGATCAATACCTTTCGGTACTTTAACCAGACGAGGATTTAAACCGCGTGCGCCAATCAGTTTTTCTTCCCACTCAATCGCCGGCGCTTTATCCGGTTTTAGCCCGAGTTTATCCATGTACGCTTGGCTGCGGGCGATTACGGTACATTGGCAACCCCAAGCGTTGATTGGGAAATGGGTTTGCCACCACGGGTCGTCATTGCGCAAAATCAGTCCGTCCCAGTGCAAATGCTCAATGCGCGGGTGCGCTACGGCGTCGCTGTGGACGTATTCCCAGTACGGCATGCTGTTTTTTAATTCCATTAATTGGGCATATCGTCCGGCTTGATAACTGCTGCGTAGATTGGTTTCATAGATGGCCCGGCTGCGCCAATTGCGTCCGCCGTGATAATCCCAGCCGTGTTTTGCCACGATGCGGTCAAAATCTTTGCGGAAGTCCTCCAGGGTTTTACCGTTTGCAATAAAATCCTGGATGCTACTTGCAAAATCCTCAATGATTTCACGCCGGTTGGCACCGGCAACCACCGCCGCGTAATCATGCTCAGCGTTATAAATATCTGTCCAGGTAGCAGTCGGAGTCGGGATTTTTCGACGATAAAATTCAATCTGTTCGTTAAACGGTACGCTGCCGTAGGCGATATTATTCATCTTGTTTTACCTCGCCCGCCACCGCCTCGCGCCCGCTTAAATGCGCCGCACTTAATGCAATTGCCATCGCATCGGTATAACGGGCTAAATCCATTTCCGGCATTACAGTCAATAATTCATCACGCAACTGTTCAAGCGTTTCAACACGATTGGCTAATTCGCGTACTTTACTAACCCAGTCGTCAATCACCGGTGCAAGATTGGTATCGAGCTGATTTGTCATCACGCCCGGTCTATCTTGTTCACCTGCGGTCTCGGCAAATTCTACCGCACTTTTACCGTTCTTTTCTGCCAGCTCATTGGTTGCCGGCATGTCCGCTTTTTCCCATTCGCCGCCATAAGACGCCTGTACTTGTTTTAGTGTCGGGCGGTAACCGGTGGTTTCAAATACAGTCTTATCACGGTTAGCTTTTTCATTCAAATCTTCCGCTTGTTCAAAGACGCGATACACGCGTGGCGGCTTGGCATTGGCAAAGTTCATTGCCGTTAACCAGGCGATCGGTCCACGGTTAAACGATTCGCAGATCACATCCGAGTCGGCTTTGATAATTGATTCCAGCACTTTTTCCTGCAAATCGTCATTGCCCAACCGTCCGGCAGTACCGCCGGACGAGGACGTTTGTCCCAATACTACGCGCTGGATAGTTTCGTTCATGGTGTCATACAGTGCTTTATAATCGCCCGTACCGCTGCGTTCCGCACTTAATAGTTCAATCGGCATACCTTCCGGCAAAACGATACCACTATCCGCTTGGATAGCGTAAAGTGACTCTAATAGCTTTTGCTGATCTGTCGGCGAAGCATTTTTCGGGTAGCGACCAAGTGCGGTCGGCATGCCGAATTTTTCGAGAAAAATCAGCCAGAATTTAACGCCGTTACGTTTGAACATGCTTGCCCAATAAAGCCAGTGCGCCAAACCGATACCATACGGCTCATCGTCATGATCCGAACCGGTGCAGAATGTCCAGAAATACGGCGCAGGACAGTCAATACCGGTGGTTTGATTATCTCGTGTCAGCAACCGCAGTTCGCCTTTCGGCGTAAAGCGGAAACGACGGCGATTACGCACTCTGATGTCCGCCACGTATTTACCGTCCTCATTGACTCGATAAATCAACTCGGCGACGGCATAGCCATAAAAGATGCCGTAGTGCATCATTTTCGTAATGCGATCAAAACCCACTTCATTAACCCAGTTACGAATAAAATCCGCCGCCTGAATATCTTGCGCTTCGTCACTGGCAGGTTCAACCACCCATTCTTTTGAGACTAGTGCGTCTTGCCGCTGGCTAAATGTGCGTTTGACCTCTTCGTCGCTTAACACTTGCTCATACAAACTTAAATCACTGTTTCCACGTCCGCGCAACACGCCGTCTGCCGGTTGTGCCAGTGCGCCGGTGTAACCTTTGGTAATATCTAACCCATCGCCGGTGGCAGCGATTTCCTGATTAAGATCAGGCTTTTTATTTTTGGTTGTAAACCAGTCTTTAAAACCCATTATTAATATCCTCTGAAATCATTGTGACCGCGAATAGTGCCGAAACCATGCCCAGTACGAGCCTGCTGAAAATTGTCATTAAGCAGTGCGGCGGATGTTCGTTCGCCAACTGACTTGAAATCAATCTCAAAGCCATCATCGGTGCGGTAAGCGTAATACAAAAGCAACTTGGCAATGCCGGCATCACCATGGCGTTGTGTGCCGTTTTGACCGGTGGTGCGTTTATCAGGAATACGCGGCACACCGCGCACAACCTGGAACGCACGCAAATCGTCCAGCATATCGGCGTGGTATGGGATACCATAAAACGTGCCGTCCTCAAGTGCGGCTTTAAACGGCGCAGCATGCTCACGATACCAGCTTTCATTGAGCATAATGCCTTCTACAATAGCGCCGTATCTATCTTGCGCCGCTTCGGACAGATACATACCGTTACCACCGGCATCGTTCGCGGCTTTGGAAAAACGTGGCAGGCGGTCACCAATGAAATAGTAAATTTGCTCTTGTTGCTTAAAGGGGATTTTTGACATTTCGACGACCAGCACTTCTTTCAGTGCTAAGTTTGGTTGTTCTTGCCCCACACAGATCACCGACAAGTCGCCTTTCCGCGCGAAATCCTCGCCGATATAGCTTCGTTGCCCTTGCGGTAAGCTCTCCAGTATGGGTTGCAAATGTTCCACGCACCATTGCTCAATCTCCGCATAGCGTATCGGTTCAGGCACAAGCGAAAAATCATCATCTTTGCTTAAACGAATAAGTGGCGTTTGTTTGCTCATCCGGCTTTCAATCAATGCGCGAGTAAGCCACGCACCACCGGAGTTACGCGGAATACAATCCAATTCTTCCGCCGCCGCATCACCGTAAGAGGCGCGAATTTCCGCCACCCAATCGTCTTCCGCTTGTTGCGACCACTCACGCCCCAAACGCAGACAAATGCGTTTGTACAGCCCGTCTTTAATGGCGTCATCAAAGGTAATGGTGTGTAAGCTATATGGTTTTTTGCCGGCGCGTACGTCGCTTATCAGCTCGTTAAACGGGTTATCGACACCGTTATGGGTGCTGATGATATGCACCTGACCGCCCCACATTAGGAGCGCCATGGCTGCTTTTAAAAGCTCGGCTAAGTCATCGTGGAACGCCGCCTCGTCGATAATGACGCGCCCTTGTTTACCCCGTAAGTTAGACGGTCGGGAAGAAAGTGCGGTAATCCGCCAGCCGCTGGCAAAGCGGATAATGTAGGCAAGGATAGCCTTTTCTTCATCACCTTCGCGGAAGATTTCTTCCGTTTCTTCGATTTCGCCGGCGGCAAGTCCGTAGGCTTTCGCCCAGTTACCGCAGTCACGGATAAACTCTAACGCCATCTCGCGGTTATAGCCGATATACCACGAGTCCATACCTTTTTCAGAGGCGGCTAAAAGTGCGGTGTCCGCCGCCTCGCCCCAGGATAAACCGATACGACGGGATTTTTCGATTACTTTAACGGCAGAGGTATCGGCACACCAACGTTGCTGATACGGCAACAAGACCGCCGGTGTGCGTTCATTATCAGGTGTGAGTTGGGTAGTATTATCCATTACGCGGTGATCCCTAAGATTTTTTGACGGATTTCATCGGCGGTATCGGCACTTAAACCGCCTTTCTTGACGATTTTTTCTACTTCTTTCGCGGCGGTTTGTGCTTTGGCTTTTACGTCCGCCTGATATTTTTTCAGGTTGATGCTTGCACCAATCAGCGGGCTTATGTTTTTCCCCACAAAAGACAACGCGGCTAAGCGTTTCATCGGGTCATCTTCCTCGCCGATTTCTTCCAGTTGCATGAGTGCTTGGAATACCTCACTTTGGATCATCTCTAAAATCGCATCACTTTGTGTGCCTTTTTCGCTGCTGATATTTTCCGAAATGACTTTGGCGGCTTCGGTACTGGCGCGAATAGATGCCAGCCGGCGCTCCAAAGCTTGTCCGTAGCGATGTACCGCACTTCGAGATATGTCAAAACCGCGTGACTTTAATTCTTCTTCCAGCTCGCGGTAACCGCTGAAATTGTTACCGACTAACGCGGCATCCAACCAGTCTTTAACCGCTGGCGGCAAGGCTTTTACTGTTGAGCGTTTCGGCATTACTACCTCCTACCAGTATTTTTCCGGACGGGCAATACTTGGTATTGACGGTGCGGTATATTCCACGAAGTCAACTCCGTCACTGGTGAGTTTGGCATGCCAACGGGCGCTTTCGCGTCCGCGTAGTTCAATCAGATTTTTGCCGGCTAAATAATCCATCTCACGACGCAATTCAAGTGCGGTCAGTTGCATTGGCACCGTTTGGATTGTGGTTAAAATCAAACTTTCCGGCGCGCCGATAGGGCGTGCGTGGTCAAGTGTGAGCAAAATCAGCCAGCGGATGTGTTCACGTTTATTTTTATCAAATTCAATCATGTTAATTTCGTCCCCGTCCGTACATCAAAATTACTTGATCCAGCTTTTCGTTAATCGTGTCATAACGTGCCGAATTAACCGTTTCACTGCGGATGGCGTCTTCTCGCCGCTGATATTCAACCGGCATATTCGTTTTTAATTCCACCACAGTATTATTTGCGGCTTCCGACAGTTGTTTGGCAGCTTTAATGTCGTCGTGTAACTGGCGATAACGTTCTTCGGTGAGTTTAAATTTTTCATTGAGTTTTGATTCAAACTGCGCTAATAAAACCTTACCGAAGCCGATTAACATACCGATAATCGTAATGACCAATCCGACGAAATAGGTCACCACGTGCCAGCCTCCTATTTCAATCATGGTTGTTCCTTAATTGTTATTGCTTTAATTAATTCGATGTGTAACCCAGCACAAACACCGTACAAGTCATACATCTGCTTTAATGCCACGACCATCGCGTCACTGTTGTTTTGTGGCAGGGGCGGGGGGGGGGGGGAAGGGAGGGCCCAGAGGTCCGCGCCGGCGCGTCG